ATAGTTGAGCGAGAATTTCAGGCTGTCCAGGCCCGCCGCCATGCAGGCTTCCATCTTCGCCGGGCTGGAAAGCGAGCCGTTCGTCGTCAGGAAGCAATAGGGGAAGCCGATATCCTTCGCATACTGGATCGCGTCGACCAGCCAGCGGCACATGAACGACTCGCCGAGATAGAACAGGCCGAGTTCTTCCACGCCGGCCTTGCGCATCTCGAGCACCACCCGCTCGAAGGTGCCCTGGTTCATATCCTTCTGGTCGCGCAGCATCATCGACCGGGCGCAGAACGAACAGGCGAAGTTGCAGCGGCCGGTCAGTTCAATCTTGACGCTGCGCGGCGCCGGGAGAAACTCGGCGCGGTACTCGGCAGGAATGCCGGTGATTGCGTCGATGCGTTCGGTAATACCCATGCTTCAGCCTTCATCGTAAGCAGCGCGGATCGTTAGGCCGCGGCGCTTGTAGGGTTTCAGTTGATCGTCCCACCATGTCGGCTTGCGGACGGTGACATGAACGTCGCGGCCGTCCGGCAGCCGCTTGCGCTTGGCCGGGCGGCAGGCGATGCAGAAAAAGACGAAGGCGTGCGGCCCGGCGAAGCTGAAGATGTCGCCCAGCACGCCCGGCACGTCGAACACCTCGATGTGTTCCATGACATCGGTGCAGATGATGCCGCCGAATTTACCTTTCGGCTTTTCGGACAGTTGCCGGACGCCAGGGTCGTAGCAATGGGGCAGCATCCCGCCCCAATGGCTCTGAACCCGCAGTTGCAGATACTGGTAGCCCTTGCCGGAACCGTAATCGAGCAACCGGTCAGGCTGATGCTCAAAGATCAGGTTCGCAATTTCCTGCACATAGGGCCTGATCGAGTAGCCCGAGAAATGTTTCGGATGGCGCTCGTGCAGCTCGCGATAAACCTTGGCGTAGTTCATCGCTCACCCGTAGATCTGCGGGCGGATCACCGCCCAGGCTGCGCCGCTCTCGAATTCGTGCATCGTCCATTGGCAATAGGCGAGGTTCGCCAGCCATTGGCGGCGCTCGTTGGCGGGCGCCAGGTAGGGGTTGGCCACGTCGGCGATCTCCGTCGAACTGATCGGCTTGGCCACCGCATCGCCCAGCACGATGCTAGGCACTCCCGACAAAGCAGCCTCAAAGCAGGCATTCGAGCCATGTGTAACCATCGCCCAGGCGCCCTTTAGCGCCGCGCCAACATCCTGCCCGCCGGCGGAGAATTCCGTGCCCCTGATCGGCACCGCTTCTTTCCAGCTCGGCTTCGGCCGGTAGACGATGCGGCGATTTGTCAGCCTGTGCAGGCGGCGCACCAGCCTGATCGAGAAACTTGTCGGATCGTCGAGGCCGTAGAAGCGGTGATATTTGGCCGACGACCCGGCAATCAGGATGTGCCCGCCGTCGCGCCGCCACGGGGCAACCGGCAGGCATAACGCCTTCAGGCGGTCGCGCCGGCGTGGTGTTGCCATCAGCGTGCGCGTCGGGTGGTGCCCGTCGACAGCAACGCGCCAGTATTCCCAGATCTTGACCGGCCCGCTCAAACGGTGGCGGGTATAGCCCTTGTCGATCATCACGGTGTGGACGCCGGCCTGCCAGTTGGCCTGGAATATCTCGCGGCTTTTCACCCCCACCATGACAGCGACTTCCGCATCAGCGACTTGCGCCTCGCCGTCGAGTTCCTGGATAAACCCGGTATCGCCGTGCGCCTTGAGCCCGCGCATGAAGGCGTCCGCCAGTAAGCGTTCGCGGCGCTTCTCGGAAGCGAAGAAACAAACCTTCAAGGCACCAGCCCTTCGCCCTTCAGGTGCCGCCACGGCTTGCCGTTCTCCATCTCGGCACCGTTCCATTGGCAGTAAGCAACATCAGCCAGCCATTGTTCGCGGTCGTCGGGATATGCAGGCGCTTCGATCTGCGACAGATCCTGCGATGTCATCGGCTGCGCCACGCCGGCCCAGCAGAAAGCGGGGATGCCGGCAACCATCGCGTCGACGGCGACATTCGAGTGATGCGTCACCACGGCATGACACCCGGCCAGTGCATTTTCCAGAGGCTCTTTCTGATGACTGAAGCCGACGCCCAGGATCGGCTTTGCGGTGCGCCAGGACGGCTTCGGGCGATAGATGATCTGGCGATCGGTGTGCTTGCGCGCCTCGGCAATCGCCCAGCGTTCCCATTCCTCCGGCTGCATCCCCAAGCTGGCCGCGGCACGGTCGCTCATGCCCGCCACCAGTATATGCCCGCCGCCGCTCTGCCAGGGCCGCACCTGAAGGTTGAAGCGGGCCACCCGGTCATCGCTGTGCGCGGTGTTCTGGAAATAGTTTGTCGGGTGGCGGTCGTTGATCGCGATTTTGTGGTAGCCGGCAAACCTGCCGCCCTCGCGCCGGCCCCAGTACCCGAGATCGAGATAGACCGCCTTTCGCCCGGCCGCCTTCATCTCTTCCATGATCGTCGGCGTGTTTTTTTCGAACCCGTAGAACACCGCGACCGCCTCGCGTGGCCCGTGATATTCGCCGTCCGTTCTGATTGTCACCTTGTCGCCAGCCCGCCGGATACCGGCAGCCATGCGCTCGCCTATGCGCTGCGAGCGGCCATTCCCGCGCAAGAGGTAGACGCCGACCTCAAGAGGCACCGGAACGCTTCTCCGCTTTCGATTTCCTCGATCGACCACATTGCTGCCGCCACCCGCGAGAGCATTGGCGCCCGGTCGCCCAGAAATCTCCCGTTGATCCATTCATCGACCCGCCTCGCTGCCCCGGCCCCGATCCATTTCGGAAACCCGTGGAAAACCGGCACGCCAAGCACCAGCGCCTTGAGCCCGGCCGAACTGCCCCATGTCACCGCCGCCCAGGCATTCGCCAGGTCGTCTTCCAGAGACACCGGCGGCACAACGTATTGCGGGCCGGGGTGCTTTCTGACCCGAACCTGTCGGCCTGTCTGCCCTCGCAGAACCGTTGCCATGCGTTCCGACCAGCCTTGGGGCTCGCGAAGCGCGGCGCTGCCCATGTTGCGCGAAGCCAGGATGACGATCTCTTCGCCCTTGGCTTTCCAGGGCTTCAGGTCGATGGCAAACGATGCCCAGCGCGCCGCGCTCCCGGCCGGCCATGCCCCCGCCCCGTTGTGCTGTCCCCACGCCATCGCGTACCATTCCGAGCCGCAGAAGTTCCGCCCGAAATAACCATTTTCCACCACCAGAACGGCGCCGCCCGCTTTTTCGTGCGCTTGCGCCGGCGCGTCGCGGCTTTCATGCCGATTCCAGCAGACCAGCACATCGCCGGGCTGCGGGTTGTCCAGCGGTTGGCCCTGGACCCGGTAGCCGAGCCCCGCGAGCGCCGCCATCATCTTGTCGCCGTGGTAGGGCGGGCGTTGCAGGACCGTGACGGCCGCGCGGGGCATCAGCCCAGCGCCTCACCGAGACCCATCCGGGCAAAGCAATCCAGTTTCGTCGACCGTGAGCAGTTGATCACCTCCGCGGTCATTTCCCCGGCCAGCGTTTCCAGCCCTTCGCGGAACTGGTAATAGCGCAGATACGGGTTCCCGCTTTCATGGCACCGATGCCAGTGTTTGCCCTGCATGTCGAAGCCGGTCAGCAGGATGCGCGCCGCACCCCAGCATTCGGCATAGACGATCGCCTGGGCACCACTGTTCGACATGGTTTTACCCTCTGGAAGCCACTCCCTGACATCCTCGAAAACAGTCCCCGGCCACTCAACGCTGCCGGCAATCTTCAGCCCGGTGAATTCGGGTTGATAGTCCCGCCAGAAGCTCGCGCCGGACGAGTAGAGCACATCAGCCCACGGGCAGAGCCTGTAGGTCAGGTTGATGGCAATGACGCGGGCCTTGCCGCGCACGAAGTCCAGGTCTTTCTTTCGCTGGCTCTCGCCTGAAGCGGCGATGACAACGGTCTCTCCCCGCCAATCCGGCCACCAGTCTTTACGGGTCGGGCGCATCGGGGGGGGCGGGTTATGTTGTGCGGCTTGGATCAGAACACAAGGCGCCGATAATTGACCAGAAGCGCCTCCGTTGCCATCGACACCGGCAACTTGCTGGCAATGCCTACGGCCACGGTCTCTCGATTCCTGTAGGCATCGCCGACCATCAGCAGCATGGCTTGGCGTATCGGCTCCGGTATGTTGGTGGAGGCAGCGCCATAGCCGACAACCGTTTCAATCCTGACCGCATCGCGGCGATCATAGGTTGCGGGCCAAGAATCCTGCCCCTGGTCAAGCCACAGGAAGGGTTCTGAGTTGTCTTCATGCACCGCATATTTCGACGATGCCCATGTCTGTTCCGCGTTGTCGGAATCGGAATATTTCACGACCACGGTCTGAACCGGACCAATCGGCAGTCCGATGCGCCGGACGCCCGGAAACTTGTCAAAGTCCGCTCGCCATGTCTGGGTGATCAGCGCCTTGCCAAGCAACCCATCCCAGCCGTCGAGATGTTCAGTCGCGGCGGCGCCGAGATTGGTCAGGAACGTGTCTTCGTCCGAAGTATCAACACGCACATGCGCCTTGATTTCGGCGAGCGTCAAAACCAACGCGGCCGGCGCGGATGTCAGTTGCGGCACCAGCATCTTGGTCATTTTCTAGGCGGCCTTGGTAGTGCGACGGCGCGGGGTGCTTCTCACGGTCTTTTCGACCGGCGTCGAGCGCACGGGAATTGCGTCGCCAGATTGGATCAGGCGGCGCGCTTCGTCATTCGGCAATGTGAGAATGTCGCCCGCCGGGTGATACCCCAGCATCGAAGCCCGGTCGGTGGTCAGTTGAACCCGCATGTCTCGCCTCCACAGTAGGTTGGAGCGGCGAGTTTCCCCGCCGCCCCGTGTTTCATCGCTCGGAACTTTACTCGGCAGCGTAGAGGTGCTTCACCGCCGCGGTGTCGAGCAGCTCGCCATCGGCACGCGTGAAGCCGATGAAGGCGACCTGATCCGCTTCCGCATACCGCTCGTCGAGGCGGCGAATAACCAAGCCACGGACGCGGCGAACCACGTAGCGGTTCATGGCGCCGAAGATCACCGGACGGTTGTCGGCGGCCGGCGAGGAATCGCCGAACGAATCCATGTCCTGGTTGATCGAGTACGGATAACCGAGGAACGACGCCGGAGCACCGATGCGAAGATCGGCCGGCTGCCAGAGATAGTTGCTCTGGCCGTCCTTCAGCTTCCGGATCACCTTGAAGGTGGTGTCGTTGAACATGAACCGGCACGTCGGGTCGCTCCGATACGCCGGGTCGACGCTATGCTCGAGGTCGATCAGTTCGTCAGCCGTCAGGGTCGTCGCCGAAGCGGTTTCCTTGCCTGCCGTCGAGGCGGTCACGATCCCATTCGGCTGGGAACTGCCCGTGCCGGTGGTAAAGTGCTGGTTGTAGATCCGCCCGATGCGCTCGGCCAGCAGCCGACGCAATTCGTCCTCGACATTGAACACCGAGTCCTGAAGCAACTCGCTCGACACCTTGACCAGCCGAGTCGAGTATTTGAACGCCTGGAGCGTCTTGCTCGAGAACGTCACGTCCTGCTCGGTGTCCGCCGTGTTCTCGCCGATCAGTACACCCTTGTTCGATGTGTCATCGACAGTCGGCCACGGCATGTCGGCGCCGGTCCCCGTCTCGATCACACGAACGATCGTGTCGTCGTTCATCGGCCCGAAGGCGACAAGCGACTTGATGATCTCGGCGAAGTAGTCCTCCGGCACCAGCGCACCGCCGGCGCCCGACGTGGCCACGCCCTGCGCGCGGGCTTCCTTGTCGCCGAGCACGCGGCGAACCTCGGCACGCCGGGCCGCCATGACATTGCGCTCATCGGCAGACAGGCCGTCGGCACCGTAGCGAAGGAAGGTGTTGAAGGCGGAACGCTCCGTCACTTTCGGCTCGTCATCGCCGCCGTCACCGTTCGCGGTGCGCTCCGACTTGCCGGGGCGCTTGGCCTTGTCGATCTGCTCGAGTTCGGCGTTGCGCTCGGCCAGGGCGGCGGCACGCTTGGCCATGCCCTCCTCGCGCACGGCGTTCGCTTCGGCCTTGTCGTAGTCGACCATGATGGCGTCGTACTCGGTCTCGATCTCGGCCGCGCGACCCTCGTCGTCACCTTCCTTGATCTGGTCGATCTCGTCGAGCTTCGCGCGGGCATCCGCGAGAAGCTTTTCCTGCGACTCGCGCAGTTCTTTCAGCTTGTTCATTGTGGGCTCCATCTTTGGGAATGGGTCGCTTCACAGCGATCCGTGCGCGCTTGCCCAAGGCGCGTTTAAGGGCGTGGCGAAGTGGTTCTCGCCACCTCCGAACATTCAGGCTCGGGGAATTCGGCTGTCAGTTGTCCAGACGGCGCTTGGCGCTTTCCAGCGCTGACTCGCGCTGCTTGATGTCTGGTATGCGTTGTAGTTTCGCGAGTGTCTTGCGGCGCTCGAATGACTGGCGCTTGGCGTCTTTCTCCTCTTCGGACTCAGCCGCAGCCTCGCGATGCTTGCCAAGACTTCGCAGCCCGATGTCCGTGCCGTCGAAGGCCGGGCTCGTGACGATCGACACGTCGAAAAGTTTGGCCTCCCTGATTGTGCGCAGTGGCGGGTCGTCGGTATCGTCCCACTCCTGGACCGTGGCCCGGAACGCGAAAGACATCTTGTCGAGATCGCCGCGCCTCATCTTTGGCACGATTCGGCCTACATCGGGGTCGCCGGCGTCAAGCGTGGCATCCATGCGTAGTCCCGTGTCATCCTCCTCGAGCTTCAGCGTCTTCGACCTAGTGCGGGCAAGCGGCAGTCCCTCATGCTCGATCAGGAAAGGCACGTCATCGGCCTTGATCGACTTGGAGAACGCGCCAGGCTCGATCACCTCGCGGAACATCCCGCCGATGTCAGCCTCCTGGTTG